TTGAAATCCTTTCCTGACTTTGATGAAAAAAAAGATAAATGGACAAAAAAAGATCCCTTTGTTGTTTTACCATTATTACCTTACTTTGTATTTCAAGTTCCTAAAGTCAATGAGTATGTTCACATTATATACCAAGATTCGGCTTACCAAGCAACCAAAAATCGTTTCTATTTACAAGGACCTTTTTCAACCCCAAACAATTCAAATTTAGAGGAGTTTCAAAACGCAAAAACTTGGTTAGACGACGGAGCTCAAAATTTACCCCCCACCCCTCTTAAAAACTCACAGTATGAAATAAATTTTGGTAATACACAAGCACCCGCAAGAATACCATATAGTAACGAGTCGAGTACTGGAGTCTATCCCGAACCGGGTGACAATGCAATTTTAGGTAGATTTAACTCAGATGTTATTCTTAAAGAAAATGAGGTTATACTACGTGCCGGTAAAATTGTTGGTACCACCCTAAGGCGTAATACCCCTCCTGTTGGGAACGTAAACAGAGCCTTTTTACAATTATCAAATTTTGGTGAAACAACAAAAATAGGTGAACCTAAAAAACGTTTGAGATTTGTAGAACAAAACACCTACTGTAAAAAACTTATCGAATATCAATTAGACAACCCTGAAAACACTCAAAATAGTTTCACAGGTAGAATCTACTTGTACAATTTGAAACAGGAGGAAGCTGTACTCACAAACAATTTTGTGGTAGATACTGATTTGACAGATTACGTTTCTTTACAACTCGTGATACCTTTCACCAACTTAACAATTGAAGAGGTTGTTGAGACTATCAATACCTTTATCAAAGAAGTCAACAACGGATTAATTGAGCAAACAAATACCCCAATAACTTATCAGTTTCCATTTTATTTTCGCCCATCACAAACAACTTATGAATATATCAAAAATATAAGTCTGCAAAACGGTTTTACAGGGACATTAAACGTTGCCACAATGATGTCACAAATAAAACTTAATGTGACAGATTCGTCTGAGGGATATGATTTAGTCTACGAAAAAGATACCATTGGTGTGCCGACACAATCAGTCTTAGAAACTGAGGAAAATATAACAAAAACTACAGAACTTCAGACTGTCGGTATTTTTGGTGGAGATACTCTATATTTGTTGTCACATACCAGTGAAGGTGCTGGAGATAAAAAAATAGATTTGACAAATACACTCTATGGTGTTTCAGAATCGTTCTTAAAAGATTTACAACTGAACACTTCATCAACTGTTAGAGGTGAAGAATTATTAATTTTGTTGAATGACATAGTAAATTTTTTGGTTTTGCATGTACACCCCTATCATGGACAACCCGCCCTTCCAACGGCAATAGACGGAAACTCAACAATTTCGAAGTTACTCACCAAGTTACAAACCGCTCAACAAACAGTTCTCAATAATAAAATTAGAATCAACTAATGTTGAAAATACACGTACCAACAATCGATAAACATTCGGGTTGTTGTTTTCGAGAAATTTTAAAAATATGGAAACAAAAAGGTTTGGTTGAATTGGTACCAATCACAAAAGAAGAATTCGAAGACAATTTGGTTGGACAATATATTGAAAGTCATGTTTGGTTAGAAGAGATTGGTAAGTACTTGTTGTATGATAAACCACTTTGGGATACTAGAATACGTTTTGGTTGGCAAAAGTGTCTAATGGCAAATGAATTTGTCCCGTTTGATGGGACTTACAGGTGGACCTTTTGGCCCACCCATCCAATTAGATATGAAAAGTTGAGATCTGAAGGAATAAAATCATACAGTCAACGCCCATATGAAAGTATTTTTTTTGGTACGGGAGCAAGAGGAAGAGGAAATCGAAATCACAATTGGGGTGATGTAGTAGAAAACTTTAGTCTAACAGACGAAGTATCCCCCTTGAATTACGAGGACTATATTAGATTTATGTCCCAACATAAATTTGGATTATCTCTCACAGGTGTTGGTCCAAAGTGTTTAAGAGATGTTGAGTATATGGGTATGGGTGTTGTACCTTTGTTTACAAGGGAGGTAAGTGTGGAATATTTCAATAAGTTGGAACAAAACAAACATTATCTTTTAGTTGATAATTTTGAACATGCTAAGGATGTAATAAAAAATACCACTCAAGAAGAATGGGAGTATCTTTCTGCAAATGTAATTGAGTGGTATGAACAAAATTGTACACCCGAATCTATTTATAATTTGACGATGAAAATTATATATGAAGTGGAATAAATTTCTATTTCATACTTTTCGATATTTATTATAAAAGTTTGTAATGTCAATTTTCAGATCCTATTTCAATAGAAATAACACCATAATATCCAATTCATATACTAACACAGGGAGAAACCCTGTGACAGAACTTTTTTATGGAGGTGTTCAAGATTTGAGTTCCCCAATAGGATTTAGTAGATTCATTTTTGACATTGATTTGTCGCAACTGAGACAATTATATTATAATGGTACAATTTCTACAGGTTGTAGTAAAAGCGTCTCACACACGTTAAAAATGACGAACACGTCCGCTTTTGACACTGAGTTATTGAACACCACAACATCTGAAGGTAGAAGAAGGGCAACTTCATTTGATTTAATTCTTTTCAGAATCCCTGTTTCGGGTTGTACAGGTTCAGGACAAACTTGGGACGAAGGTGTTGGTTATGATTACTACAATTCCGCAACAAATTTGAACTCGAGTAATGGTTCAACAATATCTTTAGCATTAGAAACAGACAAAAGTTTTTCAAGTCGTCCGTCGAACTGGTACCAATCAGAGACAGTGTCAAATTGGGGACAACCCGGAATTTATGACAACACCAATTCTTTATCAGGTGACAGTTGTTACAATTACTCGGGACTTACCATTGTGGCAACACAACATTTCGAATTCGGAAACGAAAACATAGAATTCGACATGACAAATGAAATAAATGAAGTTTTGACAGGAAACACTTCAGGATTTACAGGTTGGGGTATTGCATATGTACCTGCAATTGAAAATATCTCAGGGTTAACGGAGAATTATTCAGTTGGATTCTTTACTCGTCATACCCAAACTTTCTATGAGCCATTTTTAGAAACAAATTACGACGATTTAATTTTAGATGACCGAAATTCATTTTATCAAAATAAAGTCAACAAACTTTATCTTTATTCATACATAAATGGACAACCCACAAACTTTGACAATCTACCTATTGTGAACATCTTGAATTCAAATGAAGAATATTTGGGTAGTAGTTATACGGGATTATCCACTTGTTTAGTGACTGAAGGGGTATATGAGGTTAGTGTACCAATTATTACAGGACAGACAACTCCTTGTATGTTTTATGATCAGTGGAGTGGTATTACAATAAATGGTGTTGATGTTGGATTAGTCACTAATGAATTTGTCATAAAGCAGAGTACAGGTTACTACCAAATTGGTTCATCCACAAAAGATCCATCAATATACGGTTTCGATTTTTCGGGTATAAAACAAAACGAAAAAATATTAAATACTGACGTTCGTAAGGTTAATGTTACAATAAAAAAAGCATATACAACAAATGAAGTTCTGAATGATGTTCAGGCATATTACCGGGTGTATGTACGAGAGGGTGCTAACACAGAAGTTCAAGTTCAGGATTGGACACGAATTAACCGAACTCCTGACGCCTATTATTTCATATTCGACACAAGAGATAAAGTTCCCAATCAATATTATGTTGATATAAAAGTACTTTCTGATTATGAAACAAATACTTATAAAAGAGAATTAACATTCCAAATTGTAAACAAAATATGAGTGCACAACTAAGAAACACTATTCGTAGAATTTTGAAAGAAAATTATACTGAAAATTATATGTTCTTCAGTAATTTGAAACAAATGAGAAGACAAATCGACATGATGTTAGAAATGGATGCTGACATGATAGAAGAAATACTACAAGGAGGGCACGATTGGGCGGATGATCATATATCCGAAGCTAAGACAAACATCGATCAGGTTTTTGACTTTTTTAAGAATGAAATGGAAAAAGAATCCCAATATGTAGATTTTGTTGAATTAGAGGAAGGTAAAAAAAAGAAAAAAAAGAAGGACACAACTCTTTGTGCTCGGGGTAAGTCAGCAGCAAAGGCTAAATTTGAAGTTTACCCTTCTGCATATGCCAATGGTTACGCCGTACAAGTATGTAAAGGAACTATGCCCGGTTTAGATGGTGAAAAAAAATGTTCAGGAAAATATTGTTCAGGTAAAAAATAAATCATATCTTAGCAAAAAATTTCCAACATGAACCAAGTTACCTACATCCTTTCTGAAAATGAACAAGTTATTATGGAAACACAAGCAGCTTCAGTGGATAGTGCCGTAGATTATTTCATGGAAATGAAACCAGATTTATACGATAACTTTACAAAATACAGTATAGGTTTAAAACAAAGAAAATTTTAATTTTTCTTTTTGTCTGCCGTCTCCATTTGTCTAACGACTTTTCTTGCCCACGCATAACCTGCATCACCACCCCACAATAACCAAGCAACATATCCTTTGTCGTTCCAAGGTGTTCCTCTATTTTCAGGGTTAATTGTTTTGTTTTTTTGATGTCTATCAAAAAATGCTTTCATTCTTTTCACTGTGGAAGGTGATAACTTGGTTCTATTTTTAAGATTTACCGCTCTCTGCACACCTGAACCTAAATTTTTAGTTTCTCCACTTCTATTTGATGCTGCTGCCTGTGCAGGTGTTAGTCCCCCTTTACCTCCCGCTTTTTTTCGATAATCTAAACCTTTTTTTGCCTCTGAACTCACCGAAACAGGTGGTACAAAATTTATTTCTGAATATTTTCCGTTTTCGGATTCAATTAAATATTCCGAGGTTCTACAAAACTTTTCGGCTATGGATATACTTTTTACATTGTCTAACATATCAAGATAATATAACTCACAATAATGATTCGAATTTTCCGATAGTGATAATTTTACAATATCTTTTTTGTCTTTTTCAAATATACCTATGTATTCTTGAAAATTCTCTTTTGTAATTTTTACTTTTTTAACTTCATCCATCCTGTCAATATTAGACACAGTTGACAAAGGAGGGTTTATTAAAAACTTTTGATTAATCCAATTCCTTAACTCATTTTCTACAAAATAATCAGGAACAACTTCATCATCAGATTTCGTAGAAACAAGATCAGAAATATATTCAGCAAATTGGATTTTAGATTCTTCTGTCATTAAATGCATCAATCCATCTCCAATAAAGAAAATTTTACTAAAAGGATCTGTAGCATTTATTTCACCCTCAACTAAATTGAAAAGTTTCAATATGGTTTTTGCCCACCATGTTTTGTAAGATGAAGTTTCCTTCAAAGTAGGGCTGATAATTTTGTTAGCCGCTCTCATAGCAGAACCAACAAAACCTGCCACCGCAATTTGAGGTATGAACCAAGGTAATAACCTAATCAATGCTTTTATAAAACCTTCCCCCATATGTATCCCCAATCTTTTATTAATTGCAAAAGAAATGATTGATTTAAGTTGTCCGAATGTTATTGGACCTTGTGCCGAACAAAACTTTTTTGTTTCACAGATATTTTTTTCTACACGTGAAGACGGTTTAATATCAATGTTTTTTTCTTCATTAATACTTTGAAGAACTTTTATTGCCAATTCACGTACAGATTCTTTTTTTGGTTTCCTTTTTTTGTGGGAAGTCATGATGGGTTTTTGTCCTTTTCCCGTTTGAGTGTCCTTTTTTTCTGCACGTCTTTTTTGTGCACAAGCCGCCTTTTTTTCCGCATCGGACATTTTACCCGCAACTCCCGCAGCTCTACATTTTGGATACGCACCCTTATCTGAAGTCGATCTACCACACGGGGGATGTTTTCCATCCTCTTTACGACAAATATCCACCCAAGGACCTTTAGGTTGTTTACTTCCCTTAGGTTTCTTTTTTTTACCAAACCAAACTGCTAAGTCCTCATGGATGGGTTCAGGCTCTAAAGTATCTTCTAAAGTAATATCAAAGGGTGCTAATTCTTTGGAGAAATTTCGTTTTCCTAAAACTAATTTACCTTCAAACTTACCATCGCTTTGACTTGTTGTCATTTCTTTTATATTTTTCATAGAATAACTTTATTAATATAAATATCTCAGAATTATTTATGGAATCATCAGAAACACCCAAAAACCCTATAGGACAATTATTTGGAACTATAAACTATACATCTCAATCTGACATCGACAAGTTTGTTGAAAATATGAATCCAGAACAGGCTTTTTATATATTGAATTTATCTTTGAAATATTCTCAATCAAAAGGTTTGTTTTCATTAGAGGAAAGTGAAGTAATTTCTAAATCATTAAGAGTATTTACTAAAAATACTGAAACTAATGAATAAAGTAGAATTATTCAGACGGATAGTACAAATTGAATATGAAATAACTAAAGCAGTTAGAAATGGACATCGTCCTTTCATTGGTGATAAATATCAAGAACAAAGATCAGAATTAAATATATTAAGGTGTTTGTACTTCGGAGAAGATTCGAAATACTGTAAAAAAAGAAAATAAAAAGGGGGACTTTTCAGTCCCCCTTAGTTTTTATCTCCTTTTGAAGAATTATCTCAATTCTCTCAAGTCGAATGTTCTAACACCATCAACTGTGATTCTACCATAGAAACGGTTGTTAACCATCTTCTTAGCGTATCTAGTCATGATACCCTTGATAGGTGTAAAGTTGAATGGGTTGTACATAGTTGGAGTCAACTGTAGAGGTACATATGGTGCGTAAACGTAACCAGTGTCAAGTAATGATGTACCTTTGTGTCCCAACAATACTGTGTTAGGTGGGAAGTAAGGATCACGATAAACTTGATATCTACCTGCTAATGTACCAACTCTTTCAATACCCATGTTGTATTGATCTTGCTCAGGAGCTGCGTTTGAAACGTGGAAGTACTCCAAGTCATCAAAGATAGCACTGATTTCAGAAGAAACAACAATCCAGTTAGCACCACCTCTCAATGTAGATTTGTGAATCTGTGCAGAGATTTGGTTGATAGCTGTGATAAGAGTTTGGTTCCAGTCTTTTTGAGTGTACTGAGTTAATGGATTAGCTGTAGTACCTCTCTTCCATCCGTTGTAGTCCCAACGTAGGTTCCAAGCCGCACCTTTTCTCAAGTCTCTTAAGATTTCACGGTCGATTTCTGCCGCAACTTGCTCAGACAATAAAGCTGTTAATTCAGCTTCAGCGTCGATGTTGTGGAATGCAGAAACGTCTTGTGCTAATTCAGGAGACCATTGTGCTCTAAGTTTTCTTTCTGTAACTGATACAGTTACTGACTCTAAGTCGAAAGAAACTTCACCGATAGCATCTTCGAATTCCAACTCTTTGTAGATTCTGTAAGTTGCAGTGAACGCAGAATTAGCGTTAGTTGCACCTGAACCTGTAGTGAAACCAGAATAACCATCGATTGAATTAGTAGTTACAGTACATGGAACTTGAGTGTCAATTTCCAAGTAGATAACACCATTCGCATCACAAAGGTTGTCGTATGTACCACCGTTACCAGTAGTTGGGAATACAGTTGCAGTGTTTGGTGAACCATACTGAACGATACCCTTACCGTATTGTTGTGTTACAACTCTGAATAACAAGTTACCGTTTGAAACTGCTGAAGTACCAGTAATACCTGAGAAGAAGTTAATTGCTGAGTTACCATTAACATTAATAGTCAATCCCGCCAAGAAAGCTTCGTTGTCCATTTCGTTACCATCAGGTCCGATAAGTTTACCAGCGCCTGCGTTGTTGAAACCTGACATTGCAACAAGAACTTTTCTGTATTCTGTATCTGCTAAGTAGTTGAAAGCTAATAAGCTATCACCAACCCATCTTTGAGTTACCAAGTTTACAGTTCTTGCTGAGTATTCTCCTTTAGAGTAATCGAACAAACCTTCAGGATCCAATCCTGGTTCTGTACCTTCGTAGAATCTATCGTAAAGGTTTTTACCAGTACCGTAACCTACGTTTGGATCTGTAGGACCGTTTGGTGCTCCGATAGGTGCGAAGTGACTGTTATTTGCTCTGTTTTGAATTTTTGGTACAAAGTAGAACAATTTACCGATAGGTAAGTTCATAGCTTGTACTGATACGATATCGTTAGCTAAAAGTTTAGAGAAAACTCTTCTAACGATAGGGAAAACTACAGTTTCGAATGAACCTGAGTCAGTTGTAGACGCAGCCTCATTGATTAAGTATGAAGCTTGGTTTTCGTATAACTGAGCTACGTTTTCCTTTAAGTGACCTTTAAGACCCTCAAGGAATCCTAATTTGTCCCATTTGTTGATTGTGTCTTCTTTGATAACCTTCAAGTGCTTAAGACCGATGTTACCAACAAGACCTGATTCTAATAATGCTCCCATTTTAATATTTTTTTAGGATGTTTATTTATTTAATTTACCCATCAAATCCTTCATTCTTTGGAATTGAGGATTTTCATAAGTTTTGCTCTCAATCAAAGTTGTTGAAGAACCTGCAGTTGGTGTTTGTTGTAATTTTGTTTCAACAGACTCACTAACAACTGACTGTGGTACCAACTCATCTTTGATTGTCTTATAAAGAGCTTTTGATTCCTTTAAAGTTTCAACATTGTCGAATCTTCTTAGGATGTTTATTTTTTCTTGTTTAGTCGTGGAGTTTTCAGTAAATAGTCTAACAGCATATGCGAGATTAGAATTGAATACTGCAACTTCGTTGAGCTTGTCTTTGAATATGTTAAGAGCTTTTCTGTATTCGTCATTTTTAGCTCTCAATGATTCAACTTCTTCCGCTAGAGCTTGATTTGGAATTACTTTCATTTTTGGTAAAGAATGTCTGTTAGCTGCATTTCTTTTCCCGTTTCCGAGTGTACGTGCAGCTTCAGTAGTTTCGTAATCTTTGTGAGACTTAGAGTCGTCACCTTTCTTACCTCCCCACTCTTCAGTAGTTTCGTAATCTTTGTGAGACTTAGAGTCGTCACCTTTCTTACCTCCCCACTCTTCAGTAGTTTCGTAATCTTTGTGAGACTTAGAGTCATCACCTTTCTTACCTCCCCATTCTTCTTCCATTTCTTCGACATCTTCGGTTTCGGTAACACCACCCTTCATTTTAGAAGGATACTTGAATTTAGGTTTACCCATTCCTTCACCTTTTGGTTTTACTGACATTTCACCTTCAGTCATCTCTTCGATGTCTTCAGTTTCAGTAACACCACCCTTCATTTTAGAAGGATACTTGAATTTAGGTTTACCCATTCCTTCACCTTTCGGAGAAACTGTCATTTTTTCTTCTGACATCATTTCTTCCTCGTCATCGTCATCGTCCTCTTCTTCATCGAGTTCGATTTCATAAACGATTTCATCCAAATCTTCAAAATCGTCATCCATCATTTCATCGATAGATTCCTCTTCTTCTGACTCACCAAGATCAATTTTATATTCAACATCAGAAGTCTCATCTTTCAAGTGGATTTCTTCCCCGTCCTTTTTAACAATGATTCCGTCTTCGTCACCCATTGCCTTGAACACCTTCAAAATTTCTTCATCAGATGCACCTGTCAAATCAAGTGGTAACATAACTTCCTCGTCGTCAATTCCAAGTTCGAATTCTTCCTCGTCAGATTCATCAGAATCGATATCCATAGAATCTAACTCGATTTCCTCTTCGTCATTTTCTACTTCATCAGATTCCTCTTCTGTGTCGTCGATATCAAGTTCCATTTCTGCTTGTTCAGCCATATTTGACTCTTTTTCTTCTTCTGAACTTTTCATCTCCATTCCTTCTTCAATCTCTTCTTCAAGAGATTCTTTTACTAATTCTTTGATTTCTTCCTTCATTGTAGAAGCAAGTATTCCTTTTGCGTTTTGTGTAACGGCTTCTTCCAAATTTTTCATTTGTAGTAATGCCTCTTCAACTAAAGATTTTTCTTTATTACTCATCTTTATTTTTTTTTGCAAACGTTTTGGTTTATTTTACTCTATAAATATATCCATTTTACAAAAAATTTGACATTACAATATTTGGATCAAAAAAAAATCAGGACTGAGTCCTGATCTTAATCAAAAAAAATTAAATAAAAAATTTAAAAAACTTCATCAATTTTACTTTCAGCTACTGAAGTGATTCTCCAATCATGTGGAAACCCTTCAAATTTTTTTGTTACTTTCGCCTCTACTTCCGTAACGTTGTATCCTTGAACTAATTTCTCTTCGCGGATTTTTTTAATACGTCCTGAGTTTTCATCAGGCAAATCGTATTGTACTTTTGCTATAAAATATTTTTCGTCCATTGTTAATTAATTTCCCAAATAATCTGATAATTTTTTCATTAAGTCAAGTGACTTATCCATTTTAGATGTTGATGATATAACTCTTTCATCTTTTAATTTTTTTTCTTCTTCTAAGTTCTCGTCATATTTGTATCTGTCTTCCTTGTTGGAAAATAGATATGCACCTGGAGTTGACGGGGAAGACACTAAGTCAAAACAAATTAATTCGAAATCGTCTTGAACTTCATTTTGTTCTCCCTTTTTTACAAGTGAACCGACTCCTCTAGATGAGACGCCCATGGTAACACCTTGTCTTAGATAGTTCGCCGCCATATCACCTTTACAAGAAATCACACCTCTTTCATGAAAACCAGGAGATGTCAATAATTTTAACTTACCCATCAAAACATTTCCTTCCCACCAAATATCTGTGATGATATGTGATACCCTATCTAAGTCAATCAATGAAGATTCAGGATGGTTTAATTCAGAAAGTGCAGTCCCTTTTTCAATAGCTTTTTTGTAATTTTCGGCTTCTCTTCTAAGTACTTTTTCGGGATAAATTCTTCCGTTACGATTAGGGGTGTTAAACTTTTGCAAAACCGCATAGAATTCAAAAGGTTTTGAATAATCGAGTTGGGTTTTTTGTTCTCTTAAAACTTCGAGATTTCTCGTATCGTAGGGTGATACGTGCCCCGCATCGTATTCAATAAGAATTCCTTTACCAATCTCATTCGGACTTAAAACTTTCATAGAATTTTTTTTATATAAATACTCATAAATCTTGAATATCTATTGCTTTTTCTGTTTTTGTTTTATGAAGTGAGAAATGTTCAGAGTCTAATAAGTCAAACTTATAAACACTACTAATGATAGTTTTTAGTTTGTCTTTCAAAATTGGACTTTTGAAATCAACTTCATTTTTTAAAAACAAAGTAATTTCCAAATTCATAAAACTTCGTTTTTCCATTTGAATTCCACTACTTCTCAAATCCAAATCAACAATAAAATTTTTATCGAAATAAAGTGAGTCCAATACCTCACATACCGTATGTTTTATTTTTCTGTGTAAATTAGAAGTTGTTCTTTCCCATTGTTCTAGTTCTTTTTTTGGACAAACCCAACTTTGTAAAACGATATAGACGGACTTAAAATTTTTAGAATCTACTGTTCCGTAATGACATTTTGCCTTTTCGAACAAGTTTATCTTGGAAGTTTTTCCTTTTTTCATTAATCATATAAATGTAAAATGTTTATTATATGTACAATAATAAAAATTAAATTAACAATTGTCAAAAACTGTCAAAACATTCATATTTATTAAAAAAAAATTATGATTCACATCGAAATAAAAAAAGGTGAAAACATTGATAAGGCACTCAAAAAATACAAGTATAAAGTTATAAAAACTAAACAATTAGAGTATCTTAGAAAAAAACAGGAATTTGTAAAAAAATCAGTACAAAGACGAAAAGATAAACTTAAAGCAGTCTATACTAATTCCGTAAAATCAAAAGAACAGGATTAAAGATTTTCCTTCAGTTGCGTTAGTTTGTACAAAGAAACAAGCTCGATTTCTGACTCATTAATTTTGTTAATTGTCTGCTGAATTGTTTCCTTCAAATCCGAATCTTCACTTGAGCTCAACGATTCACTTAACTTCGACATTACCTCTTCCTTGGTTTTGTTGTATTCTTCAACTAACTCAGTTTTATTTAAAGACAACAAATGTTTGAGTGTAGTTTTGTCTTGTTCGTTTAAATGTGAATACTCATTGTTGAATGTGTTTGTCGCTATTCTCAACATTGAAGATAATGGTAAATTGAGTGACTCGTTTAGTTTTGTTGTATCTTTGGAAGTGATTAACTTTTTTATTGAAAGTTTAGCCTCTGCAACTTGTTGTAATTTTGTTACTGAATTTGAGTATAATACCGTATCAATATTGATGTATTGATTCTCACAATCGCTTTCAACCAAAGTATCAACCCACATTTGGAGAGATTCTATTTCACCTTTGGATTTCTCTATTAAATCTTTTAAGGTTGATAAACTTTCATTCAGATATTCAACAGCAACTTCTTCGGACAAAGACTTTTTTGTCAATAAGTCATCATAAAGATAAAAAATCTTAGAAAGACTTTTACTCTCCAAAACAACGGTTTTAAAGTTTTTGATTATAGACTTGAAAGAGTCTTTACCATAGTTTTTAACTAAAGCAGTTTCAAAATTACTTTTAATTTGTCCGAACGATTTCATAGATATTTTATTTTATAAATATCATTCATTTAATAACTCACCAAGTTTTTTTGAAATCTCACTCAAGGGAGTTTTTGCCTTGGACAAATCAATCTCTAAATCTTCTTGTAAAAAATCGTTTGTTTCCAAAATTAAATTCAAATCCTTTTCTTTAGACTCGGGGACTGTTTCACCAACAGGGGTTTCAGGTGTTTCAGTTTCAGCACCTCCGGTGTCAGTAATTCCGGCACCACCTAATTCGGCTCCTAAATCACCACCCAAATCTGCACCTAAATCTCCGATTCCACCCTCATCTTCCCCACCACCTTCAGGTGCCTCTTCTCCAGGTTTCTTACCATATAATTTATCGATGTTATCGAACAATCCTGTGTGTATAATAACTTCAGGTGTTTTTTCCAGTTCAGATGCAACTGCTTTTTCGATTCGTTGTTGTTGGATGTCTAATTTAATTTCTTCATCCGAAAACCCTAAAATATGTTTTTTAGCCCAAGATGATGAAACGGGTTGTATACCATTTCCTGGATCAGCAACAGCATCTTTATACAGTTGAATTTTTTGTTGCCAATTTTCTACCTTCAGTAAATCTGCTTGTGTAGATGGGTTTGTCAATGATAAGGTAAAGTTAGCCAATTCATCTTCAAAACCCAAAACATAAAGGTGGATGATTGCAATCTTATTCAATTCTTGAATCATCGATTTTTGAATCTTATTGATAGTTCTTGCGAATCGTATATCTTGTAGAGCTAAGTTTTTACCATCACCCACCGCCTCTTCAAATCCTAAGAAAGCTTTTGGTACTCTTAACGCTGTAAGTAATTTCTTTTGGATATATTCAATGTCAGCAATTTCTGAAAGGTTTGTAGCACCTGGTAGTGTATCAATAGGGTTAGGTGCATTCGGATCTCTTACAGGAATGAAGTAATCTTGATCGACAGCCATTTGATTATATCTCAAATCAACATTACCCGTTTTGTTGTCCACCACTGTATCCCTTTTGAATTTATTAGCAACACGTTGTACATATGGTTCAACATCTTTATCATCCATATTTCCAACAAATACTTTGAATACTCTTCTTTCGGGCGCTCGTGATACACGATATATCATCATTGCATCTTCAGAAAGAAGAAGTTGTTTCCAAATTCTTCTAGCCTTTTCCAACATTGACGTACCGTAGGGTAATTTTCTATCATCACCCAAAAGACGGAAGTGTGCAATTTCCCAAGTGTTGAATTCCAAATCTTTGTTTTTCCATGTAAATTTTAAACCTCTACTCTCACCTTGTTTGTTCTGATCTAAAGGTTTATACTTCATACCCCTTTCAATTCTTTCCAACTCAATGTTTGGTAGTTGTTGACAACCTACAACTCCCTTTTCAGGATCTAATTTCAGATAAACAAAATTGTCACCGTATTTACAAGTATTTCTTGTCCACATTGGTAGGTTGGTATTTACATCCAACTTATTGTTGAACAAATCGGCTAGTACTGACTTGATTCTTTTAGACTCAGAATAAATCTGCAACATGAAACCGTTTTCATTTGTGGTTGTAGATTCTTCTGCATAGATGTCTAAAGCGGCGGATATCTCGGGTGTGTATTCCATACTCTCATAGTCGTAGAACGCCGAAAGTCTTGTTGGTTCGTAATACACAGACTGGGTGTAGAGATTACTTTCAACCTTTGCCCATTGTTGTCCAAGATATAATGTTTGCTGTGCTTCAAGTTTTTCTTTCTCGTACTCTTGTTTGGAAGTTGTTCTCAACAGTTCCTTTTTATCAAATTGATAAACAGGACTCTGCTGATCCAGTGTAGAATCAGGACCGAAAACCTTACTTAATCTTTGCCAAACTGTCAAATTATCTGCCATGTACGAATTTTATAATAAATAGTAATCTTTAGATAATTAAACTAAAGTTTATTTGCCAAATAACCAAGAATACTTCAAATACTCTTCTCTTGTAGGGTTAGTGTTGAATTGACTCAGTCTCTCATTTGGGAATACAGGAACATTCGGATCGAAGTCAGTAACATGGTTATTGGGTATAGAATTTACAGTCCAACTTTCAACCATAGCCTTTGTAACCTCAGTGACTTTGTCAAGTTGGGCAAATGAAGTTTCACCAACATATATCGGCATTGCACAAGCCATAATTAAATCGTCATGTTGCCCTTTAAGGTGATCGGGACGCCCATTAACATAAACAAAAGTATTCAATTCGTTCAAAAGTCTGCTGGATCTTATTTTAAATCCATGTCTCAAAGCCTCTTCGAATGCGGCGACAATCTGAACCCTTTTGCTATTAAAATTGATTCCAGGTATCTTTTCATCCGCCTTTGGATTGTATTTCCATTTGTCAGCAAAATTAACCCCATCAACATATAGATTTTTGTACCCAAGTTCCTGCATTTTCCTTGAAGTTGATACACCCATGCCCCCAGTGATATCAATAACCACAAATGCGTTATACATAACCGCCCATTTGATTGCAACTTCAGCCGCAACGTCAGGTGGAATTTTGCCTAAGTATTCCAATACCTGCTCTCTTTCATCAAAATCGATGATACTAAAAGTTGTGAAATCTTCGGAATCACCACGAGATACGTCAATACCCATAATGTATTTATGTCCCATTACAGGTTCTTTCCACTGCCATAAAGCTCCTCCCATGAATTTATGTTCAGGATTGGTAATATAATTTTCTTTGATTCTTTCTATTGTGTCAGAAGGTATAACACTATCACCCGAACCTAAAAAATTACATTCTAATTCCTGTGCGATTTTCCTTCTGTCAAACTTGAGTTTTTTTGCCATAGATTCAAACCAAGATGAGTATGGTTTATAACCATCATTAAATTTTGTTTTAATTTCTTCAAAATTTCTTTCTCTTGGTGATACATCACTATAATCCAAAGTTATTTCATCATCCTTGTAATCCTCTCTGTTTAACATGTAATGGACAATATCTTTCACTTTTAACAATTTCAAATCTTTGGAATACCTCGGGTCCCTATACCAAAACATTTCGGTAATCTTGAAATCATTCATACCTCTGAGTGCTTGTTCGTAGATTCCATAATATATTGGATCGAATCCGTTAGGGGTGCTAATTACAATTACTTTACCACCCGTAGAAAGGGAAGCCATACATGCCGACCAGAAATCTTCATCAGCATCAATGTATGCGGCTTCGTCAAATATCAATATCGTGGGAGTATACCCACGCAAAGCGTCTTTGGATGTTGCAACCGCTTTAACTTCACAACCATTACTTAATTTAAAATGTTTTTGAGCATTTTTTTCATTAGAAAAACCAACCCCAACCCATGAAGGCCACTGCTCCACAAACGAACGAATTTTATTTGCCATTTCAATTGCAGTGTCTTGCTTGTTGGCGATAATCAGAATTTTTTCAGGTTTAGTTTTTTTTGCAAAAACCAATCTTTTCGATGCCCATGCTGAAGTAACTGTAGACACTCCTGCTTGTCTGTACTTCAGTGCGATATTTTCCTCAAAAGTATCATAGTCCTCAATCAGGTGAACCTGATCTGGAAATAATTCCAAAGGGACATATCTTGACTGTGTATTATCGTATGTTTGCAAATAAGTTTTAAGCGCGTAAGGTGTATTCTTTAAGCACTTAGCATATTCGAGTAATACTTGTTCTTTTGTCAAAGGGGTTTATCATTTTGAGTAGTTTATTTTGAAGGTCCTATCCCCAAAGAACCTAAGAAATCTGTAAAGTCGTCATCATCTTCTTCGTCCGACATCAAATCCATTACTGATTTATACTCTTCGTTACGCAATTCTTCTACAATTTCGTCAACCATTTTTTTAACAACAGTTTTACCTTCTTTTGAACCTGACAATATTAATTTAGCGACTTCGAAGAATTCTTCAGTTGTTAGCATTGAAAATCTTGAGAATAAATAATTTTGAATTTCTCTCATGTCATCTTCAAAAAGTTCGTCAGGATATGCCTCTACAAACTTTTCCCAAATTACGGGACCTAACCTTAAATCCCATATTTCATAAGGAAGAGTGTCTTGGGACGCCATAACCATTTCAGCCTTCTTGGGATCATCAGGCAATCCCTGACTTCCAAGTACTTCATAAACCCCTTTGATAATTTCGTGAACAAGAATGGGGAAAAATAAACCTTTAGCTTTAATTGTTGGAGGATCAGTTTCTGGATCAACCTCCGTACTACCCTCAGCACTTTGTCCCGAACCACTCATCATTTGCATCATTTCGTCAGGCATCACCCAATATAACAAATCATTAATAGACATTAAAACCCCGTAAAGATTCAATAATCTATTATCGATTGCATTCAATTCTGTACTTATTAATTCGAACATATAATGTCCTTTCTTAGATGCTCCTTGTATAAGTGAGTTGATAAATCTTCTTTTTGCTTTTTCCAAGTCGAATTTTTCGAACGCATCAATGAAATTCAAAATGTCCTCTTCAGCTTCATCTTCAGATACGTTAAATTCTTGTTGTATTTCTTCGGGTGTAGGTTCTTCTGAAGTTTTCCTCATTTTACTTGTGTCAACCTGTCCCATACCCGTTGATAGTTGGACATCATACTGAAAAGCATCCTCAGGTATTGCCAACTCTTTCTTTACTAATTCAATTGCCAAGTTTTCAAGTTCCTCTGTATGTCTGTTTTCTATACCTTTTACTTCACGTACCGCATTCATCATCATCATTTGTAACTGCATGAATGCATTTTGATTTGTTACGGTTTGTAAACCAGTATATCTTTTTACCTTTTCAACGACATCTTTAAATCTTTTGGATGCAATTATTTCTTCAAAAGAATCAGGTTCAGAACTTGGTAAAGCTGGATTTTCTGAAAATGGTGTTTCTCCTTTTTCTAATTTGGACTGTAAACTCGGATCCATCCTTTCGGGTGAATCATAAGATATAGGTGCTTCGTTAATCTTTCTTTTCATCCTTGAATTTAATTTTTAAACTTCCAAACTTTAATTCTTTGGGAAGTTCAGCTTTTGGAGCTGGCTTATGTTTAGGTTGATATGGGGTTTTCCTTTCTGGTTTACTTGGAGTCTTAGTTGGGGTTTTTGTTGGTGCTTCTTTTGTATCTGCTTCAACTAACTCTAAAAAATCTTTTTTGCTCATTTGAGGTGGTAGGTGCTTATGAATCAAATTTAGTAAAGTTGACTCTATAATGTCAACTTTTTCATCGAAAGATTCTGTTTTTACTTTTTCAGGTAATTTTTTCCAATTTTTAGTTTTGGATGCAAATTCATCTGCCATTTTACACCATTTAGATTTTGGACCTTCTTCTTCACATCTAGCAAAGAAATAACCTTGCTGTGCTTTTGATTGAAACTTTTCTTTAACCTCTCCGTCCGACATCATCTTTCTGTCATCATCTGAATCATCACTCATACCGTCTGGTGCCATATCATCAGCATCGTGAGGCATCTGCTGTCCGGTGTCACCTTGCATTGCCATTGCTCCCAAAGCATCTTCATCATCAAGAGTATCGTCCTCGTAAACCTCAAAAGGTTTTTTTTCTGACTTAAGTCTATTGATTGTGTCTGTGTCACTTTTACTAACCATAGTCACTTCAGACACTATTCTTTTATAAAGCGCATCGATTTGTTTATTATCCAACTGTCGAAGGGTTTCATACTTGAATCCTTCTTTAATCAAACTTACTATTTTTGGGTTCAATTTATTCATTTTCAACTAAATTTTTATCGAATTTTAAAACGGTATCCCGTTCGTATAATTTATCTTTTACACTAGCAATATCTTCACCGTAATGAAAAACTAATCTTTTATATCCATTAACTACATACTCTGAATCAGTGTTTTCCCAAGCCAACGCAATTACATTTTCAACTGCATCATATACTGAAAAAAAATCGGAATTTTGAATGAGGTTCAGATTTATTTCTGAATTTTTCAAAACTCCGACTGACTTAATAAATTCTATATTTGGTGGTGTTGGTTTTCCACCTGCAGGTTCATAATCCCAGTAATCACCCTCAACATTATCTACGTTTTCACCAAAAATGAATTCGTAAATATTGTCTCCCTTATAATTAGGTCCGAGAGCGTTTACGTAGATTAAAAAACTCATAATATCTCACCTGAACGTGTAATTTTTACTTCTTTACCATCAGCTTCAAAAACCAAATTTTTTAAATTTGTTTTACCGATGAATTTCAGGTTATCACTTTCTTTCACTAAAAACTCTGACGCCAATTCCTGCTCAACAGTTTCCGCGAATTCCCTAATCATTGATTTAACAGAAACAGTTTTAATCTTGTTTTTTAAGAAGTTCTGAACCTTCTTATTTTCATTCAAAGTTTGTTCAGATTCTGTTTCTTTATAATACTTAGAAAGTACTCTATCAATTTTTGACTCAGAATATAATTCGTTGGTATTATTCCCATCGTCTTCTTTCATTTCAACTTCTTGAGTTTCGGGTTCAAGTTCAACATCCGAATCAATGTCCAAGTCAAGCTCATCACCAACTTCAACATCTAAATCTGATTCATCATCAACACCATAATCAATACTGTCTTCATCTTCATCGAAATACGCTAAGATGTCTTCTCTATCAGCCTCATCTAAGTTTTCTAAATCCAAAGCAGACAAAATGGAATTTATAACGTACTTCATATTATCTGACGATAAACCCTCAGCTTGATCCATTTTTCTTAATTTTTGTCCCAACTTACCTGTTAATTTTTCGATGGTTTTGAAACTCATTTCTTCATCATCTGCGTTCGGCATTTCATCACCTCCCATTTCAACATCCAAATCGGTATCGATGTCACCTTCAGCTTCATCATCCGCAGTAATATCTAAATCCGTCTCATCACCCATAGGTGTTTCATCGGCACTCATATCAATATCCAACTCATCATCAGTTTGAGGTTCTGAATCAACCGCAATATCAGTTGGTTCATCCGACGGTGCGGGAGTCACGTCCACTTCACTTTCAGGAGTTTTTAAAACAAACTTTTTTTGCTCACCAAATAAAGATAAACCCTCATGATTTTCATGTAACCTATTCAATTCACCAGCAACCAAATTAACCTTTTTCATTGCTTGTGAAAATGATTTGTGATATTTTCTATTCTTCATTGGTTCAATATATTCCAACTCAGATTCGTTGATACCTTTTTTGATGATGTATCCTGATTTTTCTTTGATGATAGCATAAGTGTAACCATCTGCTAATACACGTGAGTATTCTTTAGTAGATGTCTCATTTATCTCGGACTTAGGTGCTTCACCATATCTTGCAATTTCCATGATTCTTGCAAGTTTCGCCTGTCCTGTTAATTTTTCACTTCCAATAGGTTTTAAATCTCCCATTTTTTTTATAATTAATTGTTTAATCCGTTAAAACCACCTAATGTGATTGCATTTCCTTGTGTGACAGTTTGTGAAGGGTCTTCCCCTTCAGTCCATACTGGGTGAGGGCTATAAAATTCTGCAACGACACCTAAAGTGTCACCTGAGCCAGGTAAATAACCTACAA